ACATCAATACAGAATTATTTTCTTGCATTAATATGACGGCTTTCTTTTGAAGTGCAATTGTTAATGCTTTTAAAAATGGCACAGGATCATTACCATGTTTTTCCATATCAGCAGTAATGATTTCTGTCGGTGTCATATTAGAAGTATTGTGATGCTGCACTTAAAGCACTATTATCAGTTATAACTCCATTAGCTCCTGTAAATGGAGATGTAAAATCTGTTGGACTTAATCCATATTGAGATAGATTAGCTGCCGTTTGACCTGATGCTATTGCTGGGTTTAATGAGTTGTAATATTGTTGTGCCAAAGTTCCTGCTTTTCCTAATGCAGTACCTAATCCACCTAAAATACTTCCAGTTCCTGTTCCACCCGATAATGCGCTTGATCCTAAACCAAATAATCCACTTGTTAATGCGTTTTGTTGTGCCATTTGAGCATTTGACTTAGCTATATCCGCAGCATTAGCCGTAGAATAAGCACCTAAATAATCAGGAGCAGCCACAGCAGCTTGTTGAACAGGAGTTACATAATTAGGTGTACCTAAAGACTTAATATTGGCAGCAGTCGTATTTTGAAGCCCTTGAGCTTGTAAACCTGTATTCATACCGTTAATAATGGCACTTGTTTGCAAGTCATTTTGACCTTGATTAAAGGTTCTCATGGCATTTTCATAGGCCTTAGAGCCTACAGGAATACCTTGATTAGCTAATGCTGCATTATTGGATTCTGAAGCCTGAGCCATTTGTGGTTGCAAACGACTCATAATTGCATCTGAATACGTTTGACTAGGGTTTATTCCGTACATCGGGTTATTTAAACTAGACTGTAAATTACTTAATGATGTATTAGTTAAGTCTTGTAATGGTTGAGATAAGGTCTGATTAGCAGTCCAAATAGGGTTGCCGTTAGCATCTGTGCCTGTTTGTCCATATTGCAAACTTCCATAAGGAGTATTTTGATTGACTCGATTGGCAGCAACAGCCGTTTGTGCAGCATTAACATTTCCTAATGATGACTGTTGAGCACCTTGTATATAAGGATTTGTCGAACCCATAAAAGGATTTGTACCATAGGGATTAGGTGTAGGTGTTGTTTGCCCTGTATTAGGCAAAGGCGAATTTGGTACACCCGATGTATTTTGAGTTGCTGTTGTTGAATCGAATAAACCCATATCTCTCTCCATTAAGAAAAACCAAGTATTCGGTCAATACCGCAAGTTTACTTGATTTTTTAGTAAAAAACTACAATACTCCACCATTTTCCATTACATAATCAACCGAAGCCCAATGAAAATCAATTCCTTGTGAGGCTACGTTTAAGTTAATTGCGCCCGAAAATCCTAATCCTGTTACACCTTGCCAATATTTAGTAATAACTAAGCCACCACCCCAGTTTGTTTGATCCCACTTAGAGGTATCCCAAGTTCCAATTTTGCTACTGGCTGGATTAAATGCTATTTGATTAACCAAAGGGATTGTTTCAAAATCGGTGCTAATACCGCATAAAACAGTCGGCATACCATTATCTGTCTGAAAGATAGGCCGTACTAAAGTAAATCGTTTTAACTGTCCCTGAGTGCCAAAATAGTTGTATGCTTGTTGACACGTTCCATTAATGTTTGCACCATTATCCGAGTATCCACTAAAAAATTGACCAACAAAACCATCGCCACCAAAGTACATACTTTCGTTGCCAGCCACCACAAAACAATAAGCATTAATGCCTGTAAATCTAGCCCAAGACTTATTGATGGTATTCATTACATACTGTTCGATACCATAATCAGTAGGAATGTTAAAAATTAACATATTGGCTTCAGCCAAATAATTGATTTGCCATCCAAAATTAGCATAATAAGAACTACAAGCTAATGAAACAGCATAAAATATCTTATCTGTAAGATTAACTCTTGGGTCTAATCGACTAGATTGAAGCCCAGCAGTCAACGGAACAAGTCCATCCTGAGTCAGTAAAAGTAAATCTCCACCCCACTTAAAGAAACATTTACGGTTAAATGTTTGACCCATTTGCCATAAGCCTACCATCGCCCAAGTAGCAATTGTATTAGGATCAGTACCCTTATAAACAACAATCTCACCCATTGATGTGACATAAACAGCAAAGTCATCAACACCGTATCCAGCGTCTAATGTCCAAGTTCCCATTGCCTGTATATAACCGCCATTACGAAAAACAGAACCTAAAGGAAACTCTGTAGCCGTACCCGATATAGAATTTACATCAAGATACCAAAAACTAAGACTATTATTAACACAAAAATACAGGCGATTTTTAAATAAATTGACGTTAACAAATGTGTTACTGTTTATTCCTGTAATTCCGTTAACCGTATATGTTCCCATAACGGTAGCATCATTGGCAGGTGCAGTAGCCATCGTATAAGTAAAAGTTGATGCACCTGTTCTAGTAATAGCATAAGTACCATTAAACTGGGTAGGTGTTGCACCAGTTATAGTGACTCGATTACCTGTAATTAATCCATGAGGTGCAGCAGTTGTTAAGGTAGCCGTTAAGTTACCTGTACCGCCCCTTGTAATAGTAGATATAGTCTGAGCCGTTGACGTTGTAGCCATGTATGCCCAAAATGAGCCATCATAAATAAGAACAGGGTCTACACCGTTACAAGCAATAATAAACGTACCGCCAGCCGTTGTTATATTAACAAACTGCCACTTAGAATTACTAAGTCCGCTAAATACTATGGTTGCCGTTGATGCCGTAGCATCATAAATATTGCTACCTGCAAATGCAAATAATTTGAATCCTGAGCTAGTCGGATAATTAATAATGGTATCGACTTGACCTGTTATTCCTGTTGAAGTTTTTACCCAACCCTTGCGTAAAGTAACGTCAGTCGGTGTAGGAAAAAAATTAACCATTTGTACAGCATCAAGAGGAGGCATTTCTGCCAAAGAATCTCTGTTATTCCAACCCCCAATTGGGGCTGCCATTGAGGTTGTAGTTGCTGCCATAATTAACTACCGTATCCAGTATCAGGAATATTTGCCCATCCAATTAATACTGCGCTTGGTTGTGGCGCAAATGACAATGTTGCAGAACCTTTATCGTTAGCCTTAGCAATACTTAAATAACGCTGATAATCCTGACGTAATGCCGTTGTATCAAACGATTTAATTTGGAAGTATTTGAGCTTAGTTGCTAACACCATGACGGTACTATCTAACACCGTTGTGTCAGTATCAGCACTAAAGCTATTTAATACATCTCCTGCTACGTTTCTAACAAAACCTTTTGATCTATACTCAAATCCTAAATACTCTTGTGTATTGTACGGAGGCCATATCTGAAATTCTCCACCTAAGATTCTCCAACGAACACGAGGGCCAGTCGATATATAACCCGACTTTAACCATTGCCATTGTTGTGCATCTACAGGGCCTAACATTTGCCAATGCTTAGTCTTATCCCAATGCGTATTGTCTGTAATGGTTTCGTAGTCAGGTGGTAATGGATACTTAGTCTTACTAAATGTGACTGTACCGCCTACAGATGTAGCCGATGCTTGTTGTGTAGTTGTTACGCTAGTTGAACTTAAAACAGTATCAACATAAGTATCTTGGGGAATACTTGTACCCACGATAGAATAAGTGTTGTCCAAACCTGTAGTATCGGGGATAGCCGTTAATATTTCTGTGCCATTCACAGTATTACAGGTTGTGGTTATTGCTGTTGTATAGAACCGATATTCTAGTTCTAATGCTTGCCAATCGTACTCCTTTACCAAGTCATAACCAGCTCGGTTCATCAAAGCTAGGATTTGTTGCACATCCTGACTCGGATTACCGATAACATACGATGGTATGGCTAAGTTAAGTTCGGCAGTTACCTGTTGAACCATTTGGAGTAGATTGTATGACATATTTTATGCTTCCTCTGTGGCTACCGTTTTTCTTCGGGGTTTCTTTTCACCAACAGCGGCAAGTATAGTGGCCATTTGTTCTTGCATTAATGCCATCTTCGCATCTGTTTCTGCTTTTATTTTAGCATTTTCTTCAGCTTTTTTGGCAAGTTCTTCCTTTAATTCGTTAATTTCTT